ATGCCTACGGAAATTTTCAGCATATTTGTTGGAAATAAAACTACAATCAAAAGGAAAAAATAATCATGACAAAAGAAACAAACCTTACGAAGAAGACAGAAGGTGCATTAGCTACAAATATGTTTGAAGCTGATGCAAATGCAGGCACACATAACATGGAGCAAGATGATCTTGCCTTACCATTCTTAAAAGTTTTAGGACAACTATCTCCTGAAATTAATAAACAGAATGGAAAGTATGTTCAAGGTGCAGAACCTGGAATGATCTTAAACTCTGTTACTAAAGAACTATTCGATGGTAGCAAAGGTATAGATGTAATTCCTTGTTTCTATAAAAGAGAATATCTAGAGTGGAAACCTAGAGAACTCGGAGGTGGTCTTGTTAGAATCTATTCAATAGATGACCCTATTGTAAGAACAACTAAAAGAGATCAGTTCAATAGAGATGTATTACCAAATGGTAATTATCTAGAAAATACAGCAAGTCATTTTGTTGTAGCTGCAGGAGAAACTCCAACTACCGCATTGGTATCGATGACGAGAACTCAGTTAAAAGTAAGTAGAACTTGGAACTCTATGATGATGTCGATAAAGATGCAGGGTAAAAATGGTTTATTTACTCCACCAACATTCAGCCATATTTATCATTTAAAGTCAGTTCAAATGACAAATGATAAAGGAACTTGGTTTGGTTGGGATATAAGTAAAACTGGTCCTGTTACAGACACTGGTGTTTATGGTATAGCCAAAGACTTTGCTGAGAAAATTGGTAAAGGCGAGGTTGAGATTAAACACGATAGTGATACTGAAACAACAGAGAAATCACCGTACTAAACAGAATCCTAGGTAGTGGGCGGTGAAGCGAGAGTGGAGCCGCCCATTAAAATATTATTATGGAAAAGTTTAAAAAGATATTCTCAGGATTAGAGCGAGCGTATGGAGTAACATACGTCGACAAGAAAGGTGCCGACGGTCAAAAGATCAAAGGTAAATCTTTCGTTCAAAGAGGGATGGTCACAGACAATATGTGGCAAGACCATTTAAACGGTGCTGAACCTAGTTTAGGTATCATACCGATTAATGAAGATAATACTTGTAGATGGGGTTGTGTTGATATCGATTCTTATGCAGGTTTTGATCATAAAAAATTAATAGATAAAATAAAAAGTTTAGACTTACCTCTTTTAGTATTTAGATCTAAGAGTGGAGGTGCACACGTATTTTGTTTCACAACAGTTCCTGTTGAAGCAAAACTAATGAGAGATAAATTAGTATCGGTTAGTGCAGTGTTAGGCTATGGTGGATCAGAAGTATTTCCAAAACAAATAGAATTAAAATCAAAAGATGATACAGGAAACTTTTTAAATTTACCATACTTTAATGGGGATAAAACAACAAGATATTGCTTCAATGATCAAGGTGAAGCTGTTACTCTGGAACGTTTTTATTTATTGCATGATTTATATAAACTTACACCAGAACAATTAGAAACATTAATAATTAAAAGACCTGACTCTGAGTTTAGTGATGGTCCACCTTGTTTAGAATCTTTAACACAATCTGATATTAAAGATGGTAGAGATAGAATACTTTATCAATACATACAGTACGCAAAAAGAAAATGGCCAGATAGTTGGCAAACAAAGATCAATGCATTTAATTATAAATACTTTGAGAAACATCCAGAAGGACCTTTAGAAGATAGAATTGTTCAAGGTAAAATAAAATTTAACGACGGTAAAGATCTAGGTTTTAAATGTAATGAAGATCCAATGTGTAATCATTGTGATAAGAAATTATGTAGAACTAGAAAATATGGTATCGGAGGTGATGCAGTATTTCCAATACTATCTGATCTACAAAAAGTTGAATTAGATGAACCTTATTACTGGGTCAATGTAGATGGAGATAGAGTCAAGCTAGATAATATTGATTGTTTAATGGAACAAAGATTATTCAGAAGAACGGTTGTAAAACAAATCAATAAGAAACCACCACGGATCACGGTTAAAGAGTTTGAAAAATATACTGATATGCTACTTCAAGGCATTGAGATAATCAAAGCACCAGAAGGATCTTCAATGGTAGACCAATTGAAAGAACATTTAGAAGAGTTCTGCACTAATAGAACTGCAGCAGAGACTACTAAGAAAGATATTTTAAATGGAAATGTTTACACAGAAGAAGGTAAACATAAATTTATATTTCATAAGTTCTACCACGGACATTTACTTAGAAAGAAATGGCCAGAGAAACCACAGGTCACACAACAGATGCTAAAAGAATATTGTAATTGTAGTGATGATCGAATTGTTATCGGTAAGAAAAGACCAACGATTATGGTGGTAGATGCATTTGAGAAACCAGAGAAAACTCATACACCTAAGACCTTAAAAGAAAAGGATCCTTATTAATGAAGACGATTGTATTCGGCCCACCAGGTACGGGAAAAACACATACATTGTTAGAAAAGGTAGATGAATATCTAAAGACAACTAATCCAGATCGAATCGGTTACTTTGCTTTTACAAAGAAGGCGGCTAATGAGGCTAAAGAAAGAGCAATGAAAAAGTTTAATCTAGATGAGGATGATCTTCCATATTTTAGAACACTACATTCATTAGCTTTTAAATCATTGGGATTAAAAAAGAATCAAGTAATGCAGAAAAGACATTACGAAGATTTGGGTAGAAAAGAAAATTTATTTCTAGACTACAATGATTATGATGAAGAAGAAACTGGATTGTTCTCAACTAAAAGTGATTATCTTAGAATAATTAATTTAGCCAAACTTAGAAATATCACCATAGATCAACAATATAATTTAAAAGAACATAATCAAGATGTAGAGTATGCAACACTTATTCATCTAAGTGAAAGATTAGTAGATTATAAAAAAGAATATAATCTTATTGACTACAACGATATGATTTTAAATTTTATCAAAGAAGAAAAATCACCAAACTTTGATGTAGTATTTATTGATGAAGCACAGGATCTATCTTTAATGCAATGGGATATGGTTAAACACATCACTGATAAAACAGTTGATTCTTTTATTGCAGGGGATGATGACCAGGCTGTATTCAGATGGGCTGGTGCAGATGTTGATTCATTTATTGCACAAAAGGGAAAGATTATTGAACTCAAAGAATCTAGAAGAGTTCCAAGAAAGATACATGAACTAGCTAACTCAATCATTGGTAGAGTTAATAAAAGAATAGAGAAGAACTGGAACCCTAAACAACACGAAGGGAAACTTAGTTCTTATGACAACTTTGAAGATGTAGATATGTCATCAGGTAAATGGTTAGTGTTAACCAGAACAAGATCAATGTTAGATTCATTAGAAGATATACTAAGGGATAAAGGTTTTTACTATGAAAATAGATTCAAGAAACTTTATGAAAAAGAAATTCAAATTGCTGCAACTAATTGGGAATATTTAATTAAAGGACAGATGCTTGATTCAAAACAAATAGAAAATATTTCAAAGTACATCAGTAAGGAAAAATGGAACAAGGATAAACTAAAATCGATGGTTAAGAATACGGTCTACAGTTTAGAACAATTACAAAAAGACTATGGACTTCAAACTAATGAGGTCTGGTATGAAGCTTTCGATCAAGCGGGACAGAAAAGAATTAATTATATAAGACGTATGAAACGTAATGGGGAGATGTTGAACCAAGAACCACGGATCAAATTATCTACCATACACAGTGCAAAAGGTGGTGAAGAAGACAACGTAGTTTTGCTAACTGATCTTACATACAATACTAAAAAATCATACGACAAGAATCAAGATGATGAAACAAGATTATTTTACGTAGGTGCAACAAGAACAAAGGAACACTTACATATTATAAGACCAAAAGATGATAGCAAATGTTACCCAATGGAGGAAATTATATGACAAGTAAAGGCGTACTAGATGAGGCATTCCCACAAGATAAGCAGATAGGCGGGAGTCACTACAAAGACTTTCACATTCAGCCTTATGAATTTATATCAAAGAATGATCTCTCATTTTTTCAGGGCAACGTAATTAAATACGTTTGCAGATACAAAAACAAAGCAGGCATACAAGATCTAGAAAAGATCAAACACTACTGTGATTTAGAAATATTAAAGATGAAGGATACAAAATGAGCTGGCAAGAGTATAGAGCAAGAGCAAAAATAATAGAACAAAATTTTGCAAAGAATTTAACAGATCCTAAGTGGGCAAACGATTATCAAGATATGCACGAGCACTGGGATCTACAAGGTACACTAGATGGCAAACTTTTAAAGTTTGATGTTAAAGGAATGAAGAAAGTAAATCGTTGGGACAATAAAAAACAAGATGACATTGCTTGGGTTGAAGGAACTAATGTTAGAGGTAAACCTGGTTGGGTAAAAGGTTTAGCAGACTACATAGTATTTGAAAGAACTGACCATTGGCTACTAGTTAATAGACAAGAATTATTAAATCATGTACAAGATAAACTAAAGGAGAAAGGTTACGAAACAGGTAAAGGAGTATATCAAATCTATCAACGTGAAGGTAGACTAGATAAAATTACTATGGTTCCTTTTCAAGATATGGAACAACTAACAGATATAAAGAAGATAAATAAAGATGGCTGATAAAATAAAGAAAGAACTAAAAGTAAAAGAACATATATTTCAACTAGAAATATACCCACGTTTAGATGGTGAAGAAGATATAACATGGGAAATATTTCCTAACGATTATCATGCAGCTTTGTATGCATTTAGTAATAAGGAAAAGTTAAATAAACTAATAAAAGAAAAACATATATATGAACCAAGGAAAAAATAATGCAGAAAATAATATTTAAACCACAAACAGAATGGCTACCACCAGAAGAATTTCCAGATCTATCTGATCATAGTGAAATATCAATTGACTTAGAAACTAAAGATCCCGAACTAACAAAGATGGGATCAGGAGCAATCATTGGTAAAGGAGAAGTTGTTGGTATAGCAGTTGCTGTTGAAGGCTGGTGTGGATATTATCCTATCGCTCATGGCGGTGGTGGAAACATGGATAGAACGATGGTTCTTAAATGGTTTCAAGATGTATTGAATACTAATGCTATAAAAATATTTCACAATGCAATGTATGATGTCTGTTGGATTAAAGCTATGGGTCTAAGTATTAAAGGACAAATTGTAGATACTATGATTGCAGCAGCTTTATGTGATGAAAATCAATTTAGATATGATCTAAATACTTGTGCTAAAAAATATACAGGTTCAGGTAAAGATGAAGCTGCACTATATGCAGCAGCAAAAGAATGGGGCATTGATCCTAAAGGTGAGATGTATAAATTACCTGCAATGTATGTAGGTCAGTACGCAGAAAAAGATGCAGCCATTACTTTACAATTATGGAAGTATTTAAAAAAAGAAATAACTAGTCAAGATATACAATCTATTTTCGATATGGAGATAGAACTATTTCCTTGCCTCGTTGATATGCGTTTCTTAGGGGTTCGTGTAGATGTTGAAGGAGCCCATCAATTAAAACAAAAATTAGTTGGAGAAGAAGAATCAGCATTATTAGCAGTGAAAAAAGAAACAGGAATAGAACCTCAGATATGGGCAGCAAGATCAATTGCCAAAGTTTTTGAGAAACTAAAATTACCTTATGACGTAACTGAGAAAACATCTGCTCCTTCTTTTACTAAGAATTTTTTACAAAACCATCCACATCCAGTGGTTCAAAAGATTGCAAGAGCTAGAGAAATAAACAAAGCTCACACAACTTTTATTGATACCATATTGAAGCACTCACATAAAGGTAGAATCCATGCTGAAATCAACCAACTTCGTGGGGATAATGGCGGAACTGTGACGGGTAGATTTAGTTATTCAAACCCTAATTTACAGCAAATTCCTGCTAGAAACAAAGAACTTGGACCAATGATTAGGTCGTTATTTGTGCCCGAGGAAGGCCATAGATGGGGTGTATTTGACTATTCTCAGCAAGAGCCTAGGCTGGTAGTCCATTATGCAGCTTTACAGAATTTATACGGTGTTGATGATGTATTAGATTCCTATAATAATGATCCTAATACAGACTTTCATACAATCGTTGCAGATATGGCCAACATTCCTAGATCACAGGCTAAAACAATTAACCTAGGATTGTTCTATGGTATGGGTAAAAACAAGCTACAGGCTGAACTAGGGGTTGATAAAGAAACTTCTGATAATCTATTCAAACAATATCATGATCGAGTACCCTTTGTTAAACAGCTAATGGATAATGTAATGCAAAGAGCACAACAACGTGGTCAGATAAGAACTTTACTTGGAAGACTATGTAGGTTCCATCTATGGGAACCCAATATGTTTGGGATGCACAAAGCATTGACTCATGATGAAGCGATATTGGAACACGGACCAGGGATTAGAAGAGCATACACTTACAAAGCTTTAAATAAATTAATCCAAGGATCAGCAGCTGATATGACAAAGAAAGCAATGATTGAATTATATAAAGAGGGTATCATACCACATATACAGGTGCATGATGAACTTGATATATCAATAGAGTCTCCAGAACATGCGAGTAAAATAAAAGAAATTATGGAACACGCTGTTAGTCTAGAGGTTCCCAACAAAGTGGACTATGAATCTGGACCAAATTGGGGTAATATAAAATGATAAACTATGGCTTACTTAAACGCAAACATACCACCAACTTATGCACAAATAAGAAAGGAGTATCTATATGATCTTAAAAAACATAAAGGAGAAGTTGCTGACTGTATTGTCTTTGGTCTTAGCGCTCTTACAGGCAGGGCTATATTATTTCATGCTATTATGGAAAACGGTGCAATATTTTATCGCCTCCCTATTAGCGCGTTTATTCAACAGGGATTTGATGCATCCGGAGTGCCCGCAAGAAGACTTGATGAACTACAGCTCTGGAATTGTTTTTCTTAT